TAATGATGCGGTTGCAATTACAAATGCTCCAACTAGCTGTACTGGTTTAATTACTACTCAAGAACGATTCTTATTTGCATTGGGTGCGGGTGGCAATCCTCGTAAAGTGCAATGGTGTGACCAAGAAAACAATACTGTATGGACTCCTGCCGCCACCAACCAAGCTGGTGACTTTGAGTTAACCACTATTGGCTCTTTGCAATGCGCTAAACGGGTTCGTGGCGCTACTATTTTGTTTACTGATGTGGATGTACATACTGCTACTTACATTGGTCCTCCATTCATTTATAGCTTTGAGCGTGTTGGTACTGGTTGTGGTGTTATTTCTAAGCAATCAGTAGCCACGACTGATAATGCTTGTATTTGGATGTCAACATCAGGTTTTTGGGTATACGATGGTTTTGTTAAGCCATTGAATTCAGATGTATCTGATTACGTGTTCGGCAACATGAACATGACTCAATCATCTAAAGTTTATTGCGTACATAATTCAAAATTTGGTGAAATTTGGTGGTTTTACCCAAGTTCTGCATCCAATGAAATAGACTCCTATGTTTCTTACAACTATCGTGAGAATCATTGGGCTATTGGTACGTTAGCACGTACGTGTGGCACAGATCGTGGCATCTTCTCAAACCCTATTATGGTTTCAACAGATGGATACGTCTATGAGCATGAAGTAGGCTTTAACTATGATTCTCAGACATTGTTTGCTGAGTCAGGACCAGTAGAGCTAGGTAATGGGGACAGAACCATGAGTTTGACAGGATTAGTTCCTGATGAAAAGACTGCGGGTGATGTTCAGGTTCGGTTTAGCACCAAGTTTTACCCAAATTCAACAGAATACAACTATGGCCCATATTCAATGGCAAGCCCTACTTCAGTACGCATAAGCGGAAGACAAGTAGCAGCCAAGATTGAAGGTGTTAAGTTAACTGATTGGCGAGTAGGTACTATTAGATTTGATGGGAAGCTTGGCAGTATTAGATGATAGATTGCAGTAGGTTTACTGAAGATGGAAAGCCAAAATGGTGGGTTCCTTACTTTCAGGAAAGTGAGCAATTATTATTAAATGCGCTAGAATATGGTAACGGAACGCATAGTCTTGAGGATGTCGCAATGGCCCTCGATAAAGATGAAATGCAATTATGGCCTGGTATTAATACTGCCATCGTTACTGAAATAATTACCCATCCCAAGAAAAAATCAATCCATATATTCTTAGCTGCAGGAGATATGGACGAAGTTATAAGAATTCTTCCATTTGTTGAAAAACACGGCAAATTGGAAGGATGTACACACATGACCATGACAGGCCGTAAAGGATGGGAAAAGGTTATGAGTAAGATTTACAAGGTTGAACCAAGAATTTTCTTGAGTACGGAGATATAAGATGAGTTTATCAAGTTCCAAACAATCATCACAGTCGCAATTAGACCCCGCATTTAGAGATGCGTATTTGGCTAATTTAGAGACTGCTAAAGGCGTTTCTGCTGGTCTAGCTCCTAGAGAGTTTGCGGGGTTTACTCCTGACCAACAGGCATCTTTTGATATTTCCCGCCAGTTTGCTGACCCTAATAGTCGGCAAATGCAACAACTTGGTACTGCTGGTACTTTGGCTACTAGCGCAGGTTTATATCGTCCACAACAAGTAACTTCTCGTGACGTACAGGCGGCTTTGGCTGAATCAGCTCAATTAGGGCGTGGAACTGTTCGTGATGTTAATGCAGAGCGTATTGCTGCAGAGCGTATTGCTGCTGCACAAGCGCAAAGAAGTGGCGCTAGGGATGTGGGCATTGATGGTGTAACTGGCGCTCAAGTGGCTTCTGAGGCTTTGGGTCAAATAGCACCTGAAGCAAGAGCAAATATTCGTGATGTTAATGCTGCATCGTTCTTAAATCAGAATATTCAGCAGTATATGAATCCATATACTCAAGCTGTTACTGAACAAGGTTTAACAGAATTAGAGCGTTCACGACAGTTACAACAACAACAAACTGCGGCTCAAGCTACTGCGGCTAGGGCTTTTGGTGGATCTCGCCAAGGTGTTGCTGAAGCAGAAACAAATCGTGCATTTGGCGAAACTGCACAGAAGTTTATTGCTCAACAGAATGCTCAAGCTTACGAACAGGCACAACGTGCTTCTGAGGCAGATCTTGCCCGTCTAATGCAAGCACAGCAACTTAACCAAGCCCAAGATTTGGCAACAACTCAGCAATCTTTGCAATTGGCAGGTCAGTTTGGTTTGGCTAATCAAGATGCGGCTTTACGTGCGGCTTTGGCTAACCAAGGTGTTGATGTTCAGTATGGCTTATCAAATGCCCAACTTCAACAACAAGCGGCATTGGCAAATCAATCAACTGGATTGACTGCATCACAAGCTAATCAAGATGCCATGTTAAGGGCTGCTTTAGCAAATCAAGGTTATGACTTTAATGTTGGTCAGCTTAATACGCAAAATCAACAACAAGTTAATCTTGCTAATCAAGCATCTAGGAACCAAGTTGGATTGGCTAATGCTCAGAATTTCTTACAAGCTAACCTAGCCAATCAAGGTGCAGGATTACAAGCTAATCAGCAACGTATTGGCTCTAGTGGATTGCTTGCTAATATTGCTGGTCAAGGCCAACAAATGGGCTTTGCAGGTGCAAATCAACTTGCAAACCAAGGTGCTGTACAACAACAGTTCTCTCAAGCTCAGTTGGATGCAATCCGCAATCTGCCATTGGAGCAACAACAGATTCTCAATCAAGCATTGGGTATCAATGTTGGTGGTGGCTCTGGTATGCAAAGCTCGTCAAGTGGCTCAAGCTTTGGTGCAAGCGTAATCAAGTAAGGAATTATCATGGAATTTCTTTTAGATAAAAATGCCCTAAAAGGCTTGACCGCTGAAGAGCAACAAACTGTAAAAGATCAAGCTCTTAACCAGTTCTTGTTAGGCAGCGTCTTTGGTGGCGGTGGTATTGCTACTGGATACCAAGCTGTACAGAACATCATCCCTAATTTGCAAAAGCAAAAGCAACAGCAAGGTTTATTGCAAGAGTTGACTGGTATTCAGCAAGAGTTCTTCCCAACTCAAACACAAGCAGGTCAAAGAGCTTTGGGCGCTGAAGGCAGAGGTCCAACATTAACTGCTGCTGAAAATCAACAAGCTATTTTGAATCAACCTATTGATTTGAATGCGGCATATACACGTTTAGGACGCTTGGCTACTAATCCTAATGCAACAGCAATGTTGCCTGGTTTGACTAGTGCATTCCAGAGCTTGCAACCTAAAGTTCAAGGTGATTTAGTATTAAATGCTAATCAACAAATATTGCGTGGGTTGCCAACACAAAAAGAAGGTATTGTATCTCAATACAATCCTTTAACTCGTGGATATTCTGCGGCTCCTGTGCAGAACTATATGCAATCTAGGATTGAATCTACCCCACCTGAAATATCTACAAATACCATGCTTGTTCCAATGCAAGGTGGTGGTTTTACACAACAAGTAATTCCAGGTGCTACTGGTGCAATTACTGCAATTAAAGGTGCTGAAGCTGTTGGACAAGCACAAGGCCAAGTTGAGCAAGTTATTGGTGCTGATGGAAAAACATATTTTGTTCCTAGATCTTCGTTGCTTACTCAGCGTCCAACTGGTGCTACTGGTGTAGTAACTGGTGGCGCTCCTAGCGGTGGGGTAGCCAAGATTTCTCCTGCTCAAGAAGCAGTTAATCTTGCAACATCAAATCGATACAATGAGTTTACAAAAACTGCTCTTGATGCTGCATTGACAGTTGGGGATCGTAAGACTTCTGCTGAATATTTGTATAACGCTGCTGAACAACTTGATCCTAATAAACTGACAGAGTTTTTTAGTACTGGTGCGGCTTACATGAGAGCTATACCTGGCGTTGGCGATAAATTTGACTCATTAGTAGGCAATGTTAACTTGCTCAATAAGACACGTTCTGAGGGTGTTTTGAAGGGTTTGAGCAATATTAAAGGCAATGCCAATGCGTTTGAAGGTGGAATTGTTGATAAGGCTACAACTGGCGTAACTGATCCTAAGTTTGTTACTAAGTATGTATCTGCTTTGGAGATTGCTGCCGCAGATAAAGATGATGCCCGTCAGAGATTCATTGATGCGTATACTGGTGATCCTAAAGCTGTTTACACAGCATGGGCTAACTCTCCTGATAACCCTCGTTTGTACAACCATCCGAAGGTCAACCAGTTCCTTAATGAGCAAATTGCTTCTTGGCAACAAGGTGGTTCACAAGGCACTCCTGTAATGCCATCTGGTTTTACAGTTGGACGTAGTAAATCAACTGGTGCTATCTTAATTAAGAAGCCTGATGGCTCTACATACACAATAGGTCAATAATGGCGACTAAAGACGAAATCTTTGCTTTTGCTGCTCAAGAAGCAGAACGCCAAGGTGTTCCTCTTTCTTTAGTTCAGGGTGTTGTTGACACAGAGTCGCAAGGTATTTTCAATGCCATTGGACCTAAGACAAAAACTGGTGATCGTGCTTATGGTCCTATGCAGTTGATGGGTGCTACTGCTAAAGAGCTTGGTGTTAACAGGATGGATTGGAAAGATAACATTCGTGGTGGTGTTAAATATCTAAACCAGTTATCTCAACAATTCCAAGATCCAACTTTAGTTATGGCGGCTTATAACGCTGGCCCAGGTAATGTGCAAAAGTATGGTGGGATTCCTCCATTCAAAGAGACTCAAAATTATGTTCAAAAGGTTCAAAACTTTATGGCTAAATCTACAACTGATGACGATTTCGTTCCTTTCGGACAAGAAACAACAGCTAAAGCAACTACTCAAGTTGTAGGCGCTGATGATTTTGTGCCACTAACTGGCACTCAGCAACAAGCGCCTAAGACTCAAGTAACGCCAACTACTCCTGCTGATTTCATGCAGAGTGTTAGACAACAGGCATTTCAGCCTAAAACTCAGTTCCAACAAGATGTTGCTGCAAGCTTTAACCCATTAGATGTTTTGCGTGGCAAGACTACAAGTGGACAATTAATCTTTGGTACTGCCGACTTGATGGCAAAAGGCATCAAGGGTGGCTTGAGTGCGCTTGGCTTGTCTGATGAATACCTTGGCATTGATCGTAACAAACCACAACCCGTTGCTCAACCTACACAATCCATTAGCGACATTCTAAAAGGCACTTACAAAGTTGCTACAGAGCGTCCTGGTCTATTGGTTGGTGGGCTTGGTACTGGTTTGCTTGATCCCACTAATTTGATATTGCCTGGCGCTATCCAGAAGTCTATTGTTTCTGCTACACCTAATGTGCTTACACAAATGGCTCCAAGAACTGTTGCATTAGCACAGAACATTGGTACTGGAGCAACTACTGCCGCACTTACATCTGCTGCAGCGCAACAAGCTACTACTGGCACGATTAATCCTCAACAAGTGTTTAATGAGGCCGCTGCAGGTGGTATTTTGACTGCTCCTACTGCTACTGTAAGTGCATTGACTACTCCAAGAGCGCCAGCCAATTTGACTCAATCTCAATTGGTTGCCGAACGTGCTATTGCTCAAGGCGCTACATTGCCACCTACTCAAGTTAATCCATCAATGCTAAATAAATTGCTTGAAGGGTTCTCTGGAAAACAACAAACTGGTCAAGTTGCGTCTATTAAAAACCAAGAATTGGTTAATGCTCAAGCTCGTAAGACTTTGAACTTGCCAGAAGATACAGTAATAACACCACAAGTATTGCAAGACTATCGTAATGTTAAAGGTCAGGCATACGATGCCTTAAAAGCCAATAACACTTATTACGCTGACAAACAATTCTTTACCGATATTAACAAGCGCACAGCAGAACTTCAAAAGTTAGCCAATACAACAGATGTAACTGCTGAACTTAGAGTTCTTAATGGCTTAAAGCAGATGAACTTTGATGGTGTTGGTCTGGTTGAGCAGATGAAACGCCTACGATTTGATGGTGAGGGTAATCTTGCGTCTATAGATCCTTCCAATAGAAGTCTTGGTCAGGCGCAGAAGTTTGCTGCTAGACAACTTGAAGACTTGGCAGAGCGTAATCTGAAGAACTTTAATCAGCCAGATGTAATGTCTAACTTCAAGCAAGCTCGTCAAGATATTGCCAAGAGTTACACCATTGAAAAATCATTGAATGCTGTAACTGGTGATGTATCTGGCGCTAAATTAGGACAACGTGCCGCAACTGGAAAAATTGTGCCTAGCGAACTACAAGCGTTAGCAGATGCCGCTGCCGCTTATCCAACTGCATTCCAGAATACTTCTCGAATTGGTAGTGTTCCTGGCATTAGTCCATTGGATGTAGGAGCCGCAGGTGTTGCCGCTGCTTCAGCAAGTAATCCTAGTTTGCTTGCTACTGTATTGGGTAGACCAGCAGTCAGAGCAGGTATTACTAGTCCAGTATTCCAGCGCAATATGTTGCCTAGTTCGCAACCACAAGCACCAGGACTGTTAAACAGAGTAACTTCCAATCCATTGACAAACTATGGATTAGGTCAGTTGCCTGAGTATGGTACTGAGCGTTTCTTGCTTCCTAGATAACATGAAAGACTGGCTGCTTGCAACAATTGCGGCAGTCGGTATGGTTGCCCTTGTTATTTGGTCATTCTCAGTAATTATCTGGGCATGGAATTAATTAGTTTTTTACTGGCTGTATCTATTGAGTACAGGTGTGTCAAGTGGATGTGGGTTGGGGATGTCTACAACCGAAAAGTCTACTGTATTGAATGGAAGAAGGTAGAAAAGAAATGATAGATCCAATCACGGCACTAGCTGGCATACAGTCAGCAATCAGCATGGTCAAGAAGGCAGCTAATGTTGCCAATGACCTAGGCTCTCTCGCACCCATGATTGGTAAGCTATTTGATGCCAAGTCAACTGCTACTAAGGCCATGCTTCAAGCTAAACAGTCTGGCAAAGGCTCAAACATGGGTACGGCTTTGCAGATTGAGATGGCTTTAGAACAAGCTAGAGCGTTTGAGGAAGAGTTAAAGATGCTCTTCATGCAGACAGGCAAGATTGATGTCTGGAACAAGATTAAAGCCCGTCAAGCAGAGATGGACTTGGCAGATGCAAAAGAGATAAGTGCATTAAAGAAAGCCGAGAAAGAAGCTAAACAGAAAGAGCAAGAACAACTGGAAATGGGGCTTCTCATTGGTGGCATTTTCTTTGTCTGTTTTTTACTGTTTGTTGGCGTGAATGAATTGATGGAATTCTGTGCGACTACTCGTAGATGTGGCAGATGAATGAGTATCAGAAGACCTTTGATATGTGCCTCAAGATATTCGTTTACGGGTGTGTGGCGCTTTATTTCTTAGGCTTTCTGAAGTTCTTACCTGATGATCTGTCAGACAGAATTGTCAATCTCCTACTTGGAAGGATTGGTTTAGGTAAATGAAATATGTATTACTTGTATTGCTTGTATTTTTAGTTGGATGCGATGAGAAATATCGCTATTTTTGCCAAAACCCAGATAATTTCCATGCTGAACAATGTCAGAAACCTAGATGCCAATTCACTCAGACTTGCCCTGAGTACTTGGTTGCCCCAATCTTGGAGAAAAAAATCAATGATGTCCAACCAGAAACAAAAGCTAACAACTGAAGAGCTTGAGGTAAGAATTTGGGCATTTGTTGTGATTGCAGTCACACTTATTCTCACATTTATCGTGATCTCTCTGCTCTACTCTGTGACTTTTGTCACTCAGCCAATCAAGAGCATGGCTCCGATTGACCAAGCCTATACCAAGATGCTGAACGACATTGTTCTGCTAATCGTGGGTGGCATTGGTGGAGTTATTGGTAAACGGGCTATGTCTAGTGCCGCCAAAGCGTTTAATCCTCCAACGCAACCAATGTGTCAACCAATGGGTTATGGAGGCTCTATGGGCGGTTTTAACTCGTCCTATGCCCCTCCGCAATCTGCGTATGGTTTGCCTAGTCAACCATTTGGTGCAATGCCTGTTTGGAAGAACCCAGAGTTAGATGAATCATGGACACCTGGACCACCTCCGACTACTCCTCCAGAACACTTGGAAGACAATGAAGAGCGTGAACACATGGCAATGGCTAGAAAAGAGGTTGAATAATGTTCCCCATACCTTTACCTTGGTTAATAGTGGGTGTGATGGTATCTCTCTTTGGTACATACCAAGTAGGCCATCACTATGGGTGGTTAGAGCGTGATAACGACATGAAGATCGCTATTGCTAAAAAGAACGAAGAAGCTCGTCTAATCGAGCAAAACATGACTGAAAAACTTTCTCAACAATCTGCCAAACTACAGGAAGCCAATGATGCTATCAACAAAAAAACTTCTGCTCTTGCTGTTGCCAATCGTGCTGGCAAGTTGCGGCTCAACACCGCAAGTTGTGTACAACCCGCCAAAAATTCCTCCTTTACCTCCTCAAATAGCGAAAAAACAGGAGGTGAATCTTCTGGACAGACTGACGTTGCTTCTGACTCCGAAAGAGCAACCATCGAAGCAATCGCAGAAATAGTTGCTCAAGGGGATCGAAATACTGCCCAACTAAATGCTTGTATTGATGCTTTCAACGAAGCAAGGGATTTAATTAACGGCAAGGGGCAGTAGGGTGATAAATAGGCTTGGCTTGTTTATATGCAAGTTTTGCTTCTTCAATGGTTTTATATGTTCCTAATCGTATTTGTTTCCCATCAATTTCTATTTTTGCATACCAAGTATTTGCATTAGGACTTTTGTAAACGCCAATGAAAGAGTTTTTCCCTTGAGGTTTAAAAAGATTTTGCATATTTTCGGAGCGAGTCACATCTCTTAGATTGCAAATTCTATTGTCTGATTTGTTTCCATTGATATGGTCAATAAAATTTTTAGGAAAACTTCCATGCACATACATCCAAGCAAGTCTATGAGCGCCATATTTAACGTTATCAATCCGTATTCTCCAATAGCCTTGCTTATCAAAACCCCCTGCTTTTTGCCCAAAAGTTCTTCCACAAGGCGCTTTTTTCCAAAAAAACAACCCCGTTTCTGGTTGATATTCGAGAATTTCTCTAAGTTGATTACAATCAATATTGCTCATGCTGTTGTCCTCCATAGACAATGGTATTTGAAGTGGGTAACGGGGACTGCAATCCCTGTTACTTGCGATTTTACTTTAAAGGTAAATTATGGTCAACGCTGAACAATTAGCTAGATTACATATTGGTAATCAATGGGTAGATGCTCTGAACGCTACCTTTGATCGTTTCAACATTGATACACCAGTTCGCCAAGCGGCATTTATTGGTCAATGTGGGCATGAGTGTGGCAACTTCAGGATTCTTGAAGAGAACCTTAACTATCGTGCGGAGACTTTACAGAAGTTGTGGCCTAAACGCTTTGATGCCACCAAAGCACAAGCTTGCGCTCGTAATCCCAAGCTGATTGCTAATACTGTTTATAGCTCACGTATGGGCAATAGAGATGAGGCTTCAGGGGATGGGTATCGTTTCCGAGGCCGAGGATGTATCCAGTTGACAGGCTCTGCTAACTACCATCATGCGGGTCAGGCACTAGGTGTTGACTTCATTATGGAGCCTGATCTTGTAGCTACACCTCAGTACGCCGCCCTGACAGCAGGGTGGTTTTGGGACACCCACAAGCTGAACCAATTTGCTGATGTACGTGACTATAAGACCATGACCAAGAAGATAAATGGTGGTTTTATTGGCCTTGAAGATCGCATAAAGCACATAGAACACGCTTTACAAGTGTTAACATCTTAAATTAAACTGTAACAATACTTGTATAAGGTGTTGATATGTCTAACATTCCTACACCTGAACACACAGAACTGTTTGCCAAAAGTGTTAAAAAATGGCAACAAGTTTTAAGTCTTGGCGATTGGAGAATTGAAAAAGGCATGAAGCCAGCCAAGGCTGCTATGGCTTCTGTGGAGTTTAACGATATAGCTAGGCTTGCGACTTACAGATTGGGTGATTTCGGTGCTGAAAAGATCACACCTGATTCACTGGATAAGACTGCACTCCATGAGTTACTTCATGTGTTTTTGCACGATCTTATAAC